AACAGGGTTTGATAAAAGAAATATTAAAAGCCGATACTAATGCTGATGGTATTTTAACTAAACTAGAAGCCGAGAAATTTGGTAACCAAGGCTTGGGTGCGGCTGACGCTTTGGCCTCTGCGATCAATTCCTTGAATACCCTAAGAGGTGGTACATTAGGATCGTCTGCAGAGTTGGCAAAGAACGGGCAAATGGTTATTATAAACAACGTTGATGCCTCTACGAACTCTGGTGATACCACTTCAGTTTCTAATAGGCATGCAGGTGCTGATGGTTCATATGGAATGAGTGCGATAGATAAAAGGACACTAAAGAAACAAATGATAGATGCGTATGGTTTTTATTAAAAAAGGATGACCATTTCTGATCATCCTTAACTTGGTCTTCTGTGTACTGTTTCGTATCGAGTCTTACTCTGCATACAGGCGGGTGTGATTACCCTACAGCGTTGCCTTTAGCCTTCTGCAGCAAGTTTAGCAAAGTACTGCATTGTATCATCCTCTTCCATTGAGGACTCTGCAGTAGCCGCTACAGGCGCAGGAGTAGATGCAGCAACAGGTGCTGCTTTTGTTGTAGGCTCATCCCATGGAATGTTGTTATCCAAAGCTTCTACTTGTTTACGTGTAGCAGGAGTTGATTCTCCTAACACAATCGCTAAACGAGCCTTTAGCTCATCATAGGATTTGTAGTTCTTTGGATCTGTCCATTCTGACATATCATGTTGCTTGTTATAGATAGCCTCTAGATCATCATCACTACCTGCCATAGCAGACGGTGACTTGAATGAAGAAGCATCATAGTTGATGTAGCCTTCAACCTTACGGATCTTTACCGTAAAGTCTGCACCCTTCCACATGTCAAATGGATTGATAGGTGCCTCATCAGGAAACTGTGGTTGCATAGTATCCATGATTTTATCAAAGATCTTCTTACCAAAACGATACAGCTTGACCTGTCCTTCGTTCTCAGGGTTCGATGGATCAGAAATAATCTGAACGTTTGCAACATAACGCAGATTACGCTTGCGCTCACGTACTGTTGTTTTGGCTTCATCAGAGCCATCTTCGTTCCACAAACGTGAGTTTGCTTCTGCCAATGGATCAGGCATACTGATAGAAGTAAGAGACTTCTCTACATACCACTGACCTGTTGGTCCTTTGAAGAAGTGATCCCAATAGCGTACCCATGGAGTAGGCGCATCAGCCGCTCCCGGTAAGAAACGAATAACAGCATAACCGTTACCTGCTTTATCTCTAGTGGGTTGCCAGAAACGTTCATCATTACGATTTTCCGTTTTCTGTTCACCGCCTGATGCAGCCTGTACTAGTGCTGATAAATCGGTGCGGCGGTTCTTTAGTTCTGCGAATGACATATTTGTATTTCTCCGTATCTTAATATATGTTATTGTATTTCTTGTTATCCACGATTCTCATTATATAGAAGTATTTATATAATGTCAAGTTCTTTTATATATCCATGCAACTAAAACTTCTCTGTTGCCCTGTAGAACTTTGTTCACCTGATGATCTCTAAAAGATGAAAAGAATATTGTTTCTCCAACATCTAAACTTATTTTATGCTCTGCGTTGTACTGATCCCATATAATAAAATCTCCACCTCGTAAATCATCAGACTTATCGATGATGGTTGAAGTGGAAAACACTCTACCATTAGGATCAAGTTCTCCATTTATTCTTACATGGTCATGATGCCTTACAAAGTGATCACCTTCTCTGTACTTCAAATAGTTAAACTCTTTAACATAAAAATCAGCAGGATTTAAAGTACTATCCCAAATTGAAATCATGTCTGTTAAAGATTTAGTTATTTCAGGATAATGGTCTGGGTTAATACCATTTTTTATTTTAGTTGACCTAGAAGATTTATTTACTACAGATTTAGCATTTCTATAAACTTCAGCCAGCATAAAAGAAGATTTATCATCTCTCATATCATATAAAGATTCGATGTTTAAATCTTTTCTTTTTATATACATCTTATTCATTAGTCTATAGGAAGCATGTTCTGTCTTGGTAAATAGTTTAGTACCATTGCCTCTGCTTCAAGTTTATCCTTTATTGTTGGTGAGATGAACTTACGTACATCTTCTAGGTCTACTTCTATATCACTACAAATATGAATAACAGCATCCATGTAAGATGACCTATGATTTTTTACTGTTTTTTCTACTAGCATTGTGAACTTCGTTTTTGTTAGAAATGTTTCTTCCTGCATTATCCTCGTCTGCCAATTCTTGTGTGTATTTGCCGCCTATGTCAGGATACCATACCCCGACTGTTCTTTTAGGAGTTCCATCAGGATAATATGCCATTGCCACGCACTTATACCCTACAGCATGCTGTCTCTCAGATCCCCATCTACTATCAGAATATATTCCAGTTCTCAAATAGTTTTGTAGGTTAGCTAAGTAAACCTCTTCAAGTGTGTATGCTGCTCTCTCTTTTGCATCCTTTGAGTTTTTCCATTTTCTCATGGACTGCATTTTAAGTTTAGTATTATTAATCCAACCTCGCACACGTGGTGGAGCAAATGGATCTGTGTCAGGCAAGTTACGAATAGACGCATCTATAGACAGTTGTTTAGATGGTGCCTTTGCTTCCCTTGCCTTGGCTAAACGTTCACGCAACTCTTGACGTTGCTCTTCTGAAAGCTGTCGTTTTTTTCTTGGCATATCAAATCTCCATAATAATATAATATCAGAAATATTAGGTAGTGTCAATCCTCATCAAGACGTAATATTTCTGTGTCACCATTTTCATCAGTCCTATGTTTTATAAATCCATTATCGCATAGGTATACAATAGCATTCTCAACAATCTCTTCCTGTTTTTTGTTTGACCACAGATAGCCAATCATGAATGTACATATAGAAGATAGTGCTAAAATAACCCATAGCATAATCTCAGGATTGTTGATTAGTGATGACATATTTTCTTACCTTTTCTAAGTCATTAGTTACAAGCGATTTAGGTCCACCTGTATTACGTGAAATCTGTTGCCAGTTGGATAGTGTCACTAACTTCTTATGATAGTGATATGCTATCTGTTGACCAAGACCTTCGTACCCTAAACACAACGTGCTATGACGAATCGTTTCAAACACATAGTCTACTGGCATTCTATAATCAACCATTTTTACAGGAATGTCAAGCTCTTTTATGAAACTGTTAAAAGTATCTTTATTTATAGGCATTTTATCATGGTCCACAGGAGCAAGATTATTCCATGGTGTCCACACACAAAGATACTCTAGATTGAAAGATTGATGTACAGGAATAAGTTTAGGATGACCTATTTTCTCACTAACAATCTTGGCATGTTCTTTACGTAAAAAGTTTACATATCTGTGAGCATATTTTTCAAGTCTACAAATCTCGACTGTATACGGTATACAGGTTGTAATATAGTGCTGTAACACATTGTGTAATATATCTTTATACATTATTGCGTCAACGGTAGGTTCTATCACATATCGAACAGTGATGTTTGATCCTATAAGATACCTAATAGATTTTGCGTATGCCATGGTTCTTATAATATCGCCATAGCCATAAGAGTTTTGAGTGATGATTTCATATCCATCATCACTCTTTTGAAGCTTTATGTCTTTTACTAATCCCACTCGTTATCCCACTTTGTGGTTTGATGATAGACTTCGCCGTAATACTCTTTAGCATATTTAGGCGCATCAGAATAGAAGATATTGTACAGATCTAGATCCTTGTCTTCTTTTTTATTTTGTTTACGTTTTATACCAGCTTGTTTCTTTTGCTTCCGCATAAAATCTTCATGTTGCTTTTTCAGTTCAGCTACGAATGTGCTCATACCAACCATTATCCTCTAATCGATTCTTGAAGAGTATAACCTCTTCTGTATCCAATGTCAACTCTGTTTTTTTACATTTGTTAACAAACTCACGTAGGGTCCAAAACCCCATACCATTATTGACAACACTGTAGTGCTTGTCTTTATACCGATCATTCCTATAAATCACGATAAGGATCTTTCACTTTATATGAAGTATCAGGATTTCTGTTCCGATTCTTCTGTAGTTCCTTAACACCCAAAGCATGCATGAAGCTAGGATCAGCCATAAGGATATCAATAACCTTTTCCCATTCCTGTATCTTTCCTTCAACATACTGCAATCGTCTGTCCATATGTTGGGCTTGATATTCTGACATAACTATTTTCTCCAATTCTTGAATATATTCTGCAGCCTTCCAAGCATAGTGTTCAGTGCATCTAGACTTCCACTCTTCCCCTGCTTGGTTCTTTAGTTTTACCACCCACTCACTTTGCTCTACACGTGGTTTGATATCACTATAAACCTTATCAACAACATCGTGTTCATTCTCTTCTTTTTCGAAGCCATGGGTATTATGGGTTATCATTATTAATTACCACTCCTTTCGATTTTCTTCATTATCATAACCATAGTAATAAGCTTCAATTTCACCGACAGTCATGTTATCTTTCTCAACACGTTCACTAGAATATGTTGCGCCAACATAGTAGTGAGGGTCATAAGGACGCTGATAATATGCATCGGCACCACCACGATCTTGAGGTGAACCGTGACGTGGTAAAGTTTCTTTTTTGATTACATCTAAATCATAGTTTTCCATACGAATCATTCCTTCTATCTACACTACCTTTTTAATATAAATAGAGGTAAATGTCAACCCCTAAAATGGATCTTAATATGTTTAAAACGATAATGATTAGAATTTCTGACAATCCAGTTTCAGAGCGTTATGCAAATAAAGCTAGTGCTTCTTGGGAAGGATTTAATCTTAGATATTATGACGCTATTACTCCTGAGACTTTATCAACACAATCTGGTTTGACATTCGGAAAAAGAGGTAACGGTAGAGAACTAACTGATACTGAAAAGGCTTGTTTCTATAGTCAATACAATCTATGGAAAAAATGTGCTACTGAGAATGTTCCTATATTAATATTAGAACATGATGCATGGTTACAAAAACCTTCTGCTATCAACTTTAATCCTGATCTACAAGTTCAGTTTTTTGGTCAACATGCCATGGAAGCAGTTATGTTTCATCCTCATTTTGCAAAAAGAATACTAAATCACGTTGCAAGACACCCTGTGTCAGGTCCAATGACACTAGTTGACGGTTTGTTGGGATACTTTAATAGACAAGAACAAAGTAGATATGGTATCCCTCACGCTAGGTATATGGGAAAACACGCACCAGTTCATTCATTGATAGATCCAGATATTGGAACTACTGTACAACATCCATCAGGAACAACAGTAGATAGATTAAAAAAAGATAAAGATTTGTTTAGACTAGTTAACCTTAATGGTATCTAGAAACCGTCATCTGTAATATCCTATTGTCATAAATCTTGTGTAGTTAGGCATTTTCTGAGAGTCAGTAAAAAGTCTGCGGTTTAAGTTATTTTTATTTGCTAACTCTTTTGCGCTATTCACACAGTTTATATGTTCTATAATGTTTGTATAGTCGTTGGATTGTATAGCATAGGTAGGTCCATATACTGCAGGAATATCCTTCATGTGTTCACAACTAGTGTTAATGATTAAATCGTATGACTCATGATCCGAAAAATCTTCAGCATTCATCACAATATTACCATAGTTTTTAGTCATACTATTAACTTCAAAATAAAGGTCTCTATGATCATGGCAAGATTGGTTAATATCTAAGAAATCCCAATAATCAACACTACAGTATGTGTTCATTAGTTCATATAGAAGACATCCATTCCAACTACCTAAAACGAGAACCTTCTTCCAGTTCATATTAATATTTGCTATTTCTTCAACCAACCACTTCTTGCATTTGATTTGATTTGGTCTAAAGCTTTCGACAAACTCTGCAATACTTTTATTTTCTAAATCTTTCATATGAAAGCCAGCGTTTGCGAATCTCCCTAAAACTTTTTCATCCATCAGGCATCACCTTTACTTCACCTATATACATTTTATTGTTCACAGTATTATATATTAGTTCAGCAACATCAGTTTGACTATCTGTTATATATCCAATATTAAAAATATACGATTTACATTTATTTTGCTGATATGCAATTTGTGTATGGGCTTCATGCAGTGCTTTTTTATGAATAGCATATGGTTGTAAATAATCTCTAATGCCCATAGAAGCTAAACTACCAATGTTGATAATCTTTTTTTCTTTATCTTTCCACATATCATACACTGCATAAAGAAGATCTACTTGAGAGTACCTATCATATGCATTATTAATGAACACATCACACTCATCAATTCTTTCAATAATCTTATCGATTTTTCTTATATCAAATCCATTCGATCTACTCAGTCCAACAACCATATCAGATACAGAAAACCGCTCAAAAAGAGCGGCTCCTAGCCCACGTGTATGTCCTGTGATTGCTACTCTTCGCATAGACTATCATACCGTTCCTTGAGTGCTATGAGCATATCATACGTTGCTCTGAGTCGGATGCATTCTCCACGCCATGTTTCCACCATGCCTTCAGGTCCATCCGTGTTCTCTAGTATATAGTCGGCCCACTTAACACCGTTGTCAAACGTAATACCTTCACCAATCATTATAGAGTCTCCAATACTTTTTGAAAATCACGTATCATACCTTCAGCAGCTTTGACTGCCTTTTCGTCACCCATTGCCTTGTAACGGACAATGTTTGCTTCACAAGCGGTGATATAGTTTTGAAGTTGTTCAATCATTACGAATCTCTCTTTGTTACATGTATAATGTAACAGAAGTTTATCTTAATGTCAAGACAAAAGTTTAGTAGGTAATAACTTTATTTGGAGTTTTGAAGTTTTTCTTACGCATGATTGTTTTCATTACAACGTCAAACTCATCATTGCGTTGATCATACGTGACTGCAACAGGAATGTTCAGATCTTTCTGAATGTCTTTTACTACTGCTTCTGCCCCTGCGATACCCTTCAGAGACTTACCCTGCTTTGCATAGATCTTCTTAATGAAGTCTGCTAGTTCTTTCATAGTAATACATGGAGTGTTACGTTCATCACTCATACGATCAGCGAAGTGACGTGTGAAGTTAAAATCAATATTAAACTTCTTGAAAAGTTGATCGACAATCTTCTCAAACTGTTTGATCTGTTTCATACCTACAAGGTCACATTGGGCTTCTTGTAGATGTTGCTTAAAACTAATCATCCCAAGATACTCCCTTTGGTACATATGATTTGATCTTCATGCGAAGTTCTTTTTCTAGCTTTGCAACAGATGTTGGTGGTTTACCTTTTCGCTTTACGTAGAAGTAGTTTGCATCTTTGACATACATTCCACCCTTACCAGATTTAACAACATCTGTGTCCACACCAACCTTGTTGAATGCGAATGCAATGTCACCGTCCATGTACTTGCGTAACCCCTTACCCATGTTCACGATGTCTCCCATGGTCTGTGATGCACCTCTATGAGTGTTCACAAGGATCTCTGTGGGTACTGTACGATCTCTTGAAAGATTTTGTGCCTTGGCAACTTCAATATCATTCACAACCCAAACGATGTGGATATTTTCTCTTGCATATCCAATAGACGATACTTGACGTGTAAGCTTCTCCAACTTCTGTAAGTCTTTTAAAGTTACATCAAATATGATGTTTGGTTTTCTCTCAGGGTCTGCAGACAAGATAGATGTGTACAAAGTCTTCAAACGTTTGTTATCAAGTTTTAAGTAGTCTCCAATGATCATATGAAGCTTACCGACATTTTCAGGATCTTTTAGATTAGCAGCAAGGTTTTCAAGATCAAAACCAAGTTCTTTCTTCACACGTTTTTGGATAGCAGGAGTTGCAGCCGCTAGTGTCTTCAGTGCATCAACATCAAAGGTGAACCCTTCGATACCAACTAGTTTGTCCTTGACAAAACCTTTACCTGATCCTGCACCACCTGCCATGATAACAACGTTACCAAACTTTGGATATGCCTTACCACCAAAGGTGATGAGGGCTTCCATGAGTTCATCAAACTGTTCTTCAATATACTCTTCTCTGATAGGATCAGAGGTGGTTTCCCCATAAATGAGTTCGTTTAAAAATGAAGAAAAGTTTTGCATGTCGTTACCTTAACTGAATAGTGCCTTTACGGATTCTGGATCGTCTAATGTGTACTTAGATTTTAATGTCGTTTTAAATCTACCCTGACAACGATACCCTGCACCAACAACTTTCAAAGTTTCACCGTTCCACTTTCTTTGCTTTGATCCTGATGGTCCAAGTCTGAACTCAATATTAATAGTACCATTGAACTGTGGTACAGGCAACTTAAGAGGATTGCTACCAAGATAGAAAAGACCTGCCTTACCGATCTGAATGTAGTACACATTCTTTCTATTGTATGCCTTTGCAATAGTAGCTGCAGAGTCAAATGTTTGTATAGCATTCATCTTAGCAAGATGTCCTGCTTTCTGTGCAGCCATCCATGCTTCTTTAGTTACCGAACCGAAGGGTATAGTATAGGGTATTTTCTTGTGAAAGTCAATAGGGTCTTGTTTACGAATAAAGTTTACCCATTCTTTTAATGCCTTGTCTTGCTTCTTAGCAGCCGCCATAAAGAATGGTATAGCATCGTCTTCGACTGCATCAGGCTTTACTAGAGTGTGCGTGTTGTTAGCTGTATCGATGCGGATGGACGTACCACCCATCTGAGCATTCTTGTCAAGCTTAATTTCAATATTAAACTCTTCACCATTATAAAGTGCTTCAATATCGCCTGATCCCTGATTACTGAAACCTGCACCAGGGCGACTACCAACATCAAGTCCTTTGATTTTGGCAGACTTCATGGCAGCATGAACTTTACGCTCATACTCCAAACCTTTTATATTGAAACTTTCGTTAAATGATTGAAATGTTTTCATGTGTTTATTTATAACATTTACTCTATTGGATTTCGATCTTCGTCAACTTCAACTAAAGTTATAGGACAATGAATATCAGTATAGTTATCCATATGCTCAAAGCCAAGTTCTGCTACACCATCTTCATAGTCTTCAGAATATTTGTCTTGAACTTCTTCAAGCAACTCTTCTTGCTCTTCTTCTGAAAGATCATCTCCACCTACAAAGACTTCCCAATCTTCCCAACAACCATCCCATGTTGAGTTCATTTCATATTGATAGTCTGACAACTCGTGAAACGTACAGGCTTCACTAGTATCAGGCATAGCGTGTCCTATCATACCCTCTAGATCTTCTTCACCATATTCATCTAGGACTTCTGCTAAAGACTTATAGTATTCTACATCACCAACTTGATCGTTTGCCCATTCAATAACTTCTTCTTCAGTCTCAGGAACAAATACATCGAACTCGCCCCAACGCCAACCGATTTCTTTTCTGATCCACATATCTGGGGTATCCCCTTCCATCTTCTTACGGAAGGTATCGTACTCAACAACAGATTTTTTATATGTCGGTTCAAGTCTATACGTTTTCATTTTCACTTTCCTCTACTATAATATTATCAATATAAACCTTTGTTTCCACATACTCCCAACCATTATCTTCTAGGGATTCACGCAGATCAAAATATTCTTCTTCGTTGAAGTCTAGATCGGGTGCATCAAAAACGTCACCTTGCAGCATTTCAAACTGTTCAAACTCTTCATCGCCAGTATCTGTAATACTCCAATCATCAAAATCTTCACTATTAAAGTCTTCATCAAACTTAAAATCATCAGGAACTTCTACTTCAACAGTACCCCATTTAACATTGTATTCTAAAGAAATCTTAATATCACCTTTTTCAAGAATAGCAGTTTCCCAAAATCTCCAGCGTTCTGCTGCGGATACATAATATTTCATAAATCACTCCGTTATAAGTTCACTTGCTGCTGATGGGTTATCAACAATATAATCTAATATATTATCAACTCTTTGATTCACATAGTCAATTTTTCTATCGTGCTGCTGATCTACTGTCTCAGATCTTGCTGCAAAGGCTGAGTGTGTTGTGGCAAGATCAATGAAGGATTGTTCTTGCATTACTATCTGAACTTCAAGTTCATGAATCTGTTTCTCTTGTTGCTCTACCTTAGTGCTCAAAAGCCAAAATGATATTGCGGCAAAAATACTTGCAGGGTCCATAAGATATCTCCTTTTAAGTATATAGGTGTGGGCAGGATTTGGGAATACCTGCATCTACTCGCATTGGACGCTCCCGTCAAACTAGCTTTCGAACTACGATGCATCTGCTAAGACAGGGAGCTACCCCCTTCTCGTATACCTTAGAGGCACGTCCACCTCTTATTCAGTCACCACATCCTCTCTCCGTCAAGAGAGGAAAACTTATTTCAGTTTATCTATAGCAGATAAACCCGCATCATCTAAAGTCTTTGAACCAATAACTGCGCCATCAATAACTTCACTTTCTACTAGAGTGTTATACTTATCCACAATTCTTCTAGCAATAATAATATAGTCAGTGTTACCTGCGCTGTTAGCAGTCCACTTATTGGCAGTTGTTTTGTAGAAATAGTTTCTCATAAACTCTTTTAAACCTTTTGCTTTTCTAGCACCAAGATGTTTATCCATCAAATAGTTTATAGCAGTTAATGCAAAAACTAAAGAACCATCAACATAAGGTTTATCCCATTCCTTCGTATAAATCGGTTTTAAGAAATCTACAGCATTTTTTGTATATCTTAAATTATACTTTGTGTATGCTGAACGCAGTTTTACCCACCCACGAACTTCAATACCATACTCTGTATCACCTAAGTTTTCTGCATACACGCCAACTCCTATTAGAGACTCTTCAAACTTTATTGATTCTTCATCACCATATGCAATACCTGCTCTATACTTATCTAAGCCACCAGCATTTTTTCTACTCATGTTCAAGTCTTCAAACATTTGAGCCTCGACTTCAATACATCTCATAAGATCCCTATCGACAGGATGTTCATATACGATACAAGGAACTTCAAACTCAAGACCTTCACCTAAGATGGACATAATGGATTTGTGTTGACCATCTACTATAACATGTATACCATTAGGACGTTTATAGACAACAAGAGGTTGTAACAGTCCTAGATTAAGTCTCCTAGCTTTTTGGATTGTGCTTTTACTAATAAACCTTTGATATTTACGTTCAGTAAACAATATACCAACAGGAAGTTTTTGATATGTGCCGCAATCTCCTATCGAACCTTTATCAAACTTTATTTTTCCTGATTGTTCTAGATTAGTGATTAGATCTTCTACACTCATAAGAGTGTCATCTTCGTTTAGACCAGCAATAAATTGACTATTGCTCATGTTGTTTATAAAGTTCATATATTTCTCCGTTTTATAATGGCTAGAGTTTAACGTCATCGCACTGATGGACAAACTTATTGGCGGTCTCTATAGGACTCGAACCTATAACCTACTGCTTAGAAGGCAGTTGCTCTATCCAGTTGAGCTAAGAAACCAAATAACAATCAGGATGGTGGTTGTTGCGTAAAGCAAACTTCGCCATCACCATTTTCAATATATATGGTATTTGGGAGAGGTTCACGACAACCTTCTTCAATGACTTCCCAAGTGTACCCATTCTTAGCATTTTCATGAGAGACGCTAAAGAACTCTTCGTTTTCTGCTGCAAACAGCATTAATATTAATATAGGCATAATACCCCCTTTAAACTCCAAAACTTTCACCACAACCACAGCTTGCGGTTGCATTAGGATTCACGACTTTCAAATAAGAACCACCTAGTTCTTTTACATAATCAATAGTACAACCAAACACAAACATCTCTGCCATGGGATCAAGCCACAGGTTTTCTATAGTGGGATCTTTATCTGTAGTACCCCACTCGTACTGAAACCCTGCACAACCCCCACCCTTTACCGTCAGTGAAACATTAGGATCACCAACTTCTTTTAGGTAAGATTTAGCTGTATCGGTTATACTTATATTCATGAGAAATGTTGTTGTAGCATTTCAATACGATCAGTTGCAGCCGCCATCTTATCAAGTTCTTCTTGAATAGCTTCTACAATATCTGAGTGTTCACCAATACCCACACTCTGATTCATATAAACCATAATGTTAGTTTTGGCACGTTCTAACTCACCTTCAGCATGCATACGTGCAGCTTTTACTAGTTGTTCTTTCATTATATTATCCTTTATTTTTTGAATGGAACCACATACCGTTTACCATCTATATAGAAGCGAATGGTAGAGTGGCTATACACTTCAACATTAGTGTTCTGATATACTGTCACATCACCACAGTGACGTTCAGTTTTATACCCTGTAACCTTGGCACCCTTTGCACTTTCGTTGGCTACGATAGCACCCCCTAGAGCACCAATCGCAGCGCCACTATCTTTACCAGATGCAGTACCACCAATAAGACCGCCTAAGATTGCGCCAAGTAATACGTCACCACCAGAAGCTCCTTGGCTTTGCTGATAGATTGGAACCTGTACTTCTTGGCATCGTGTCTCTGTCACAGGAACAGATTGTGTTACAATTTCCGTGTGATCAAAAACTTTGACCTTTGTTATGTTTTCTGCCATGGCAGTACTAGAAGCAAAAACAGCTACTAGTGCTAATGAATATTTCATTACGTTCTCCTTAAGAACCTGTTGTTAACTCAATAGTACCATCTGAGTTCATTGTGAAGTCTTCAATGTAACGATGATGCGTACCAGACATAGAAATAACCCATTCAGCAGCTTTCCACATATCCATCCAAGTGTCACCTTGGATCTCTGCCTTGTACATAATACTAGACCGATTAGTTCCCTCTGCAATATCTTTTAAAAGATCTTCTGAAGTGGCATCATAACGAATGCTTTCATATACGAGTTCTTTACCCTTCACCTTGATGGGTGATTGGGCATAGGCATCTTCGACTTCATAGATGGACCATACTGTATTTAGTCCTTCATTAGAACGAACACTATCAAAATAATTCATCTGTCTTTCAAAAGTACTGTCAAGCATTAGTATACAATCTCCATTCCATCATTATATTCTTGAAGCCAACCACGAGCAATAGCGTGAAGAACTATAATATCGTTATAAGGCTCATGAGGCCACAGACCTTCTTTTTGCGCCCACCTTTTCATATCTATCTGAACTGCAATAGATTGTTCGCCTTGAGCAGTATCGGCATGAATACGATCCATTTCTTCTTCAGCTATTTCAAATCCGTTCTGAGTCGATTGTATCATTATGTATCTTTCTCTCTATTACAGAATCATATTAGCAGAAGTTTAACTTAATGTCAACCCCTAATTGAAACTCTTTTCCTCATACGCCCGGGCTAGTATCTCCAATCATTCCGCACGGCCTTATTGACGTTGCCGCTCTAGTCTGATCGAAACTAACACCCCTACGCTTTCACGACACTGATATTTCACAGGCGAATATATTCCCGTAGGGATAGTGCTTTTAGCTGATCAACGCCTCTACACAGACGTATGAGAAAAAGAGTCTCCTTCTTTAAGTTAACATTTCGTAGATTTCTTTCCAACCTTGAACAACAGTAGCAGCACCATCATATCCTGCGTTGTGGTGGTGATCAATCAAGATACCTTCCAAACCCAAGGTGATGCCAAGGTCAACGTTCTCAGGCTTGTCTTCAACCCAAACACAACCACTACCTGCATAAGGCGCAAGAGCATCATCTTTGTCAGCACCAGTGTCAAGGTAGACATACTTCTCAAAGACAGTGTTACCAAACAACTCCCGAAGGTTTTTGGTCCGTAAGTGTTGGGCATACTGATCGTTACTCAAGCTAGTGATAGCATGGAAAGTAAAGCCATGTTCCTCATGAAGTTTCTTCACATACTTGATAGCATCCCGAAGGGGTCCAAGCTTCCGAATAGCAGCACTCTCATTGAACATCCGAACAAGCTTCTTAGCTTCAGCTTTTTCAAGACCATACTTGAAGTGCATCTTATATTCATTCTCTTGAACAACCTCATAACCATGCCGCTTCATCCAAGCGTCAAAAGCATACTCCCAATCAAGGAGAACACCGTCACAGTCAGTCAGGATTGTTTTATTACTTAGTACGTGAATCATTTATTATTTTTTCCTTTCTTACAGAATCACAGTAGCATATTCTTGACTTAATGTCAAGCACTTTCTACTAGTTTATAGGGTTTATTCCACTTTCCAATATTGATATCAACATACCATGCAACATCAAAATAGTCGGTCATAATGTCGCTGTTGTCATACCAATCTGTACCATGCATAGCGTTTGAAAGTTCTTCGATAAAAGGCGCTGCCTCACCGTAGTTCTCAGGGTAAAAGTGGTTTACTTGAATGTATCCTTCATTAGGATAGTAAGGCTGACTACGCCGCTCAGAGATTTCTTTGTTTTGGGCATTTGCCATGCCAATAAAATCAATAGATCCTTCCCGAATATTAACAACTAATGAGGAATGGTTATCAACACCGATAGAGCCTTTAACACCGTACTTCTTCAAAACACTTTTGATAGCAGGGGCAAGTTCTTTTTTCTTTGCTTGGGACATATAAGCCATTATATTCTCACTTTCTCTCTATTACAGAATCACTATAGCATTTATTTAACTTGATGTCAAGTCCTAACTTAGATAATTAGGACCAGTCCATTGAATATTGTATCCACCATCAACAACATTACCACGTGCCTTGTTACGTGCAGGAGCATTCCAACCTGCAGCTTTCAGGATGTCACCTTTACGAAACTTCTTGTCATCATCAGTGTTGACAACGAAACCCCAAACACAACCGTTATTCTCTTTAGTGATCTTGATATACTTCTTACCGATTTTATAACCAAGACCTTCAGCAAACTCTTTGATCATCTTCTGACCAGTAACAGTATCTTTAGAACCGCAACGCTCTTTGAAGCCAACGTAATCAGCATTGATATCGTTTAGTAGGTTTTGAACTTGAAGTAGCATAATCATTTCTCCTTATTACAGAATCACTATAACATTTATTTAACTTAATGTCAAGTGTTATTTTCTATGACCCTTTAACAAAGCATGAATCAGTTTTGCTTCTTTACCTTTGATACCTTCCTTGCGGATTTGCTGTTCAACAGCTTCTTTATTATATTTTGACATTTAACTCATCCTCTATAATATCCGCAGCTTTGTCAAACCATTCGGTATAGGTTTCACCATCAAGCAGTACAGACCATTTCATGAATAGATCACTATCAATAAAGTTCCAGTTAATAGAACCATCTTCATTGGTGTTTTCTTTCAACCCCATAAAGATTTTCATATCTGTGAAAAACTTATCAAACATTATCAATTTCCTCTACAGTTACACGGTACATCTTACCGTTATTGTCAGTCAATTCAATCGTTTTTTTCGTGCTCATCATCCACCCCTGTTCAGGATGAAGATCATAGTTAACATTACCAACTTTGGCAACAATGTTTTCAGATTGTTGAGACCAAAACTTGTGGCTGATCTCATCAGCGATATAATCACAGTAAGCAAACATTACCAAACCACCTCTCATCATCATGTCTCCTTATTACAGAATCAATATAGCATATATTTAACTTGATGTCAAGTACTAAATTAAATAAAAAAAAGAGGGCTGTTAACCCTCTTTCTCATCATCTATTAAAAATCTCACAGTTACTAGATTTCCTCTGTGATCTTCTGAATGTGTATTTTGCTTCTTTATCATATACTCAATACCAAGATCATTCAAAGCTTTTCGCAGTTCGCTGAGAGTCATTTCTTCACTACCTCAACCATGCTCAAAGCGAGTCCAAGAGTTGAGATATTCACTTCCTTTACTCCCTTCCAATCGTTGTCTAAGATCCGTCTCGCCACTTCTACTACTGTCACGTCTAATCCATCCCTCTAAAGTTTCAGTTGTAATATCATCAATCGGACCATCATTCTTTGTATGATTGTCTGACACTTTGCAATGCTCCTTTTATTCGTGTTGGGTATTCCCCTATGAATGTACCTGCCTCTAACATATCTATGCTTAGATGCTCCTTATGCATGTGCGTGATATTATCCCAATCTTTTAAAATCTTCTTGGCAAGTCTGTCAAACATACCATCACTGATTATGGGATTATCTTCTTCATAATATGCATATGCCGCCATGAGATACCATGGTATTGACATATTAGTATTATCGTCACATATTTCCATACATGCCTTTTCTATTCCATTAATGTCCAACTAGGTATTCCTCTAATAGTTCCTTCTCCATTGTATGGGCTTCAATCTCCTGCCAACGATCTTCATAGGCACTCTCAGTATCCATGATTAAACACTTGAGATATTGACTCACGTGAACAAGCTCATGTAGAACTGTAGTTATTAGATCTGTTATGGAAAGTGATTTGTTAAGACGAATAGTAAACTCATCATCGTCTTCGAACATGCAATCGCCGCAAAGTCCTTCTTTGTTAATGGCTTGAATATTTATATAAACAGCATCTTCAGAAGGGAAAAGTTTTTCTGCTCCGAAAGCAATGACATCACAGATGAGGTCTTCTTTCTTTTTGGCAAACTTACTCTCAAACTCAACGATCATAGCGAATCTCTTGTTGTTACATATACAGATTACACTATGGTGACATTGTTGTCAAGCTTTTTGTGGAACATAAACCTCAACGTTATCAGGCAGTTGGATTTTAGATTGATTGTGAATGTGATGAAGGACAAACTGAGTGTTCTTGAACTCGCCAAAAATACCGTTCCAGATAGGTCTCCACCTGTCTGCTAGTCTTACGTTATTAGTAGCACCTCTGTCTGAGTTCAAAACAAAGTCTGTGTAGCTTCTCAAGTTCATATCAAATATAGAATCGAATCCGTACATGTGAAGAATATCAGGTTTAAGTCTGTTTGCAGTATAGTGTACTGCCATATGTCCACAGTTAAAGTTCGTGTACATATTACCTTCATTTTCATTTGGAAATAGTTTTGTGTATGGCGGTAGAACTGTATAGAACTCTTTGATCTTGTGACCAAAGCGCATCTTAAAGTTTCCTTTATTTTGTTCATACCAGATCTTAGGTCTATACCCTAGCACCCAATCCCCCGGGATCTCTACACTTCCTTCTGTGAGTGCAGCAGACATTTTGAAGTCTACTATACAAGAAGCATATAGATTTTCAATAGCCATTGGGGGTTGATTGCAAGCTACTTTGATACCCTTCGCAGGTCTATATAACTGTGCTTGATCACCATTACCTATTACATGTGCAACTCTACTCATTTAATCGTCTCACTAACCATTATCTTTCTGATTTCTTCTTTTCCTTTGGCACCTGTCCAATGCACTATCTTTGGATTATTTGGATTAGTACCATCTATAAAATCTATCCGTAAAGTGTTGTACTCTCTTGGAAGGTCAGTTATATGTATCATCTTTTTTAAAGGGCTTGTTAGCATACTGTGTAGAACTTCTTGATCACCGACAATTGGATTTAGTGCAATCTCTGATGCCCAATCCTGTAAGATCTGAGGTTTACCCTGAAAGGCAACCACACCTGAGTTATGCCACTTCTCTCCACGTCTTCTAGACCATGGAACATCCTCTACCATTGCAAGCTTATTAGGTTCTACGTGATTAAAGATACCGTCTATGTTTTGTTTTATATGCATGTCAATATCAAGCCAACAAACTTTGTCAACCTTTGATGCAGCATCTAGCATAGCGAATGGCTTCTTAAACCAGTTTTTAGCGTTTTGAACTGGTGTAGAAAAATCATCAAAGTCGTAAGTCAGTATAGGAGTATCTGAGTTTTCATTAAAGTTTTTCAGAAACCAATCTAGCATCCATACTGTGTTACTATCATAGCCAGTAATAAAAAGATTTTTCATTATACATCCTCTAAGGCATAATCCTTGTTGTACATATGTTTGGCTAAACATCCTTCCGTTTTTTGGATTGTGCTAAAAGTTTCTCTAACTTCCACAGGCCAAGGGTAGTATTCTTCTAAGAAAGGAAACACAGTGTTGTTTAAAAATAAATCAGTAGGTCTCGCCTGTAGTCTTGCTTCCTCGACTAATGCTTTAGCTCCTTTTGGATTTACTCTGTACGCATGTGCGCCTGGGAAATATGGCTTAGATATTAAAGGCTGTTTTCCAAGCATTGAAGGCTGTGTAAACTTACCATATGAAGGTCTTCCAAAAGATATACATCCATCAAAAGAAATCTCAGGTATCGAGTCCATCACTATAGCATCATGCTCAAAGATTGTAACCTCTTCATTGTTTTCTGCAGCAAACTGCCATATAGAAAAGTGAGAACAGAAAGCAGCACGTGCATTGTCTTCTCTAGAAAACTTATCTCCATTGAAGAGAGTGTCATTTATCTTTTGATCTTTAATGAAGTCTCTAGCTTCTGATGGTACAAATGCATCATAGTAATCTACCTCAAGACCAAATCTTTTGGCTGACGCTATACATTTAGAAGCAGCTTCTAGAGATTTATTATTTTCACGAATAGCAATAACAAAGTTTTTCATAGTTATCCTGTAGTTGTTGATTGTATACCTTGAAGTTCTGTAACGAATGGGTATATTTGTTTTAGTTGATTTGGAAAAAACTGCTTGCACATTAAAGCATCATTGGGCCAAAGCCCCACTTCATCAACTTTTTTCAGAAGTCTTAACGCCATGCTAGGACTAATAACATATGCAGAGTTCCCTGCAATACCTTGAGGAATATATTTATCATCATCAACCCAAGGTGAATCGCTAACTGTATAACCATTAAAATCTTTTGTACTATGAATACTATTTTGTATGTTAATAACAGATTCGTAATACTTTGCAGATTTTCTAGTAGCACCTCTTGGATTGTTAAGACCAATGATACCGTGCTTATTTATATTCTCATAGGTAATATTGCCATTACCATAAAGATCAAGTTTTCTTACAAACAAAGCATCATGTTCTAAAACTACTATAGGGAATCTCTGAGATGCACAAACCAACCAACATCTCATATGAGAAACCATACAAGAAATAACCTTATTAATATCTTTAGCAGAATACCCTGTTAAGTGTAAACCTGATTTAATGTCTATTCTTTTTTCCCCTGCTAACGGATACGTCCAATCCATTTTTGTCTTGTTAAAATCTCTTAAATGATCATCTAAATTTGAGGGAGTGGTTGCAGGTAAAATGTAGGGTATAAACCTACTTCCAGTATCTTCAATAGATTTCACAACTTTTCTAGTAGCTGCTGTAGACGCAGAGTTATTAATATCAGATATAATAAAAGCAGGAAGTTTTCCTTTAACCGACATCACAAAGGTTGAAGGCTTTGTTTTTGATATAACTCTATCTAACGAATCTCCTATAGACATATCTCTACTTTCTTTTTAAAACTGTGTATCCAACATTTTTCTCGTTTCTCTCAACGATTTTCCAAGGGTAATCTAGACAAAAGTTTTGCATACAGTCATATAGTCTGCTGTCTTTTTTCCCATGCAAGATACTTGTATCGTGTGCTATGATATATTTATACGTATTAGAATGGTGTAAACGTAACTCTTGTATCATATGATTAGGATGATGTAAAGAGTCAATCGTTAGCATGTCTGTTTTGGCAGTTGACTTCATACTAAGAGAACTTACCTCTAAAACAGTTAAGTCGATATCATATTTTTCGGCATACTTTTCAGCAATAGGTTTTAAGAACTTTTGATATCTACTAGTATCAATATCGACTAGTTGAACACTCTCTGGCTTGCACAGTAAAGCAGTGGAAGCAGTACCACCCTGATGTGTACCAAGTTCCATATAAGATCTACATTCTGGCATATACTTTTTAATAGCGTCATGAATATCACAATAGTTCTCTCCATGTGCTTCTTCTTGTTGTCGAATAATTTCACTATTAAATTCTTCTAATGAAGTTACATGTCCTAGTTCTGAATTAATCATTTTGTTCTCTTTATAATATTTTTATCTACGTAGGATTTGTGGTTATTATTCTTACTCATTATCTGATACCAACCAAACTCAGCAAATCTTAACTTCTTTTGAGTATTCAAGTCGTAGATCATTTGTGTATTGAAAAAGTTTGAAGGATGAATTATTAAGAGGTCCAATAGAAACTGTATTTGAGTTTTTCCATCAAAATCTCTTCTAGGCCAAAAATTACCCAAACCAACAGCACATTGAGAATCATAACTTTCTTTTATGTAATCTTTCATAGTTTCAACTGGAATATTACCAAGATCTATATCCCATCTCATACGCATAATTAAATCATACTTGCTCTGATCAATTGTGTCAAGGATTAATCCGTGTCCTATAATTTGTTTAGTTCCGTTTTTATAGATATTGTCATTTTCCTTGCCCTCTTTCATACTTTTCCATTTAGGGTTTTTAATTTCTTCATCGACTATAACTTTACGAACTGTTTCGTATTCAACTACTGGTTCATCAAAATATATTGTAGACGGTTCAAATGTCTCTTTATCGTTCCATGTTGAGAAATAGTAATCAATATTGTAACCAAGTTGATTAAATAGTTTTAGATTTCTTTCCCTAGTCTTTGGTGCATTGTGATGATCCCTATATTGACCTGAGTATAATACAGCTATATTCATTGAGGAAGGTATGCCTTTGCAATTTTTTCTTTAATGATTGTTGAGCTTACATCCGCTGTGTAAGGTAAGTATACCAATGTGATGTTTCGCAGATCAAGCCATTGTTGAGTAAAGCCCATTTGGTCATAGTAATCTTTTTTGGCCCAATCAGTTCCAATAGCAATGATGTGAGGTTGAACTTTTTCTATAGATTCGGTACTATCACTATCACCTATATTAGACACTACCCTATCGATATGAACACAAGAAAGCAAAATCTGTCTTCGCTGTTCAAAGCTGTGAAATGGTGTGAACCCTTTGTATGATTGAATAAACTCATCGGTGTTAAGCGACACAACTACTTCATCTGCTAAGTTCTTACACATTCTCAAAAAGTTGACATGCCCTGCATGAAATAGGTCGAATGTTCCACCTGTGTATAGTATTTTTTTATCCATTTATACCTCGTATTTTATAGCGTCAATACACATATCTTCAAGTGACTTTTTTTGTTCAAAGTATTTGGACTTTATTGGAACAGTTGACACTGCAATGTCGCCATCTCTTCTTGGGCCTTCAACTACTTCAAAGTTCGCTCTAGATACATTAGCCATAGTATCTATAACCTCTCTCACAGAGTAACCCTCAGGAGATCCTAGACAGTCAATCTCATTGGTCGGCTCGTTCTCAGTGATCCTTAAAAGAGAGTCTACTATGTCTTTGACGTGAGTGTAGTTCCTTATACATGTGCCATCTCTAGTATCAAAGTCTGTTCCATGAATATACAGCTTGTCGAACTTACCATTTACAACTGCTGCTGCCCTACGTATCAGATGACTATATTCATCATCGTACTTTTGCATTCCATCATTTCCGCTAACATTGTAAAACCTAACTAAGCTACACTTATTGTTGAACTGTTTTGCTACAAGTTCACCTGCATGTTTAGATCCTGCATAAGGATTACTAGCAGGGTTAAACGCACTTCCTGTGGAACAGTATACAAAATGATTACATGATGCTGCATCAATCACGTTCTTAGTTCCAACCACATTCGTCAAATAATAATCATAAGGATCTTTTACAGAGTTTGGAACTTTAGTTCGTGCTGCAATATGAACGATCTTATCTATACCAACTATTTTATTTGATATAGGTTTACGAATATCCCACTCTACAATTTTCGCACAGTATTTTTTCAAATCGTTCTGTTCAAGATTATAATCTGTAGCAACAATGGTATGACCTGCCTCTGCAGCAACCTTTACAAAATGAGCACCAACATATCCTGTTGCTCCTGTAACTAAAATTCTCATCAATCAAAAACCCCTGAAGTAGTTGTAGGCACATATGTCAACTCAGTCTTTACAGCCCCACGATGAGTATCCCACTGACTTTCATGTAAGGCATTACCACCAACAACAGCATCACCATTCCTATATGGCGAAATCTTTATCTGTTCGTACAGGTTGATATATCTATTCATATTATCATGACCTGCGAATCCTATCTTATCATATATTGCATTGTATTTCAAGGCATATTCGGGATTGCATGTGTAGCCATGTGTTGCTTGTTCTCTTACACAAAGATTGATGACTCTAGAAGTATATGGTTGATTTAAATCTAAAGGTCTTCCAACTATGGCATCATGTTCTAACACTATAGCCGTGGAACCTGTTTCAATAATCTTTTTACGAACTTCATAATGACTCATTGTCATACATTGCTGCATAACAATCATTCTGTTTTCTATTTCTTTAGTGGGTTCTTTACCTGCTTTTTTTCTGTAGTTATCAAGAAGTCTTTCTCTATAATCTTCTCTTACAGGCCAACCACCATAATATTTCTCTAGTGTGTATGGCGTGATAGCATCAAATAGTATAGGGTTTATATTATTTGCTCGACAAGTCTCAACACACCTTTTAGTGAGTGCTTTAACTTTATCACTTTCAAATGTATTGATAGTTGTTATAATATATGCATCAAACATTATTTAAGTTCCCATTCACTTTTAGGTTTGTTAACAATCGTATGATGCCAATCACCATCTCTACTATCTGCATTTGTAAGTTGTACGTGACATAGCTTTGCGACTCTATCATCCCTACCATCAAATACAGGTCTAGGATTTTGTTTAGCATCTCCTGTATAATGGATTTGAGTATTCCATCCGTTATACATTTCAGTAATGTTCATGTCTGCTATAATCATATTGGCATGAAGATAGTTCTGATCAAGTCGATAAAATCTAGGTAGTGATGTTGCTGCCATAAAATCTATATATTCCCTAAACTTCACAAATCTTTTACGGGCCTTTTCTCTTCCTTCACGTGTGTACACGACAACACCTGAGTTGAAGATTTTCATATCTCCATTATCATTTAACGGCATATCTACTTTATGTCTATTTTTAAGGTAACTATTCCATAGTTTGTCATGCTTGCTAGTATATTGACCTTCACCCTTTGCTCTAGATATTTCTTTGTGCTCTTCCCTGCATACCCCAATGTCAGCAATGTCTTGATCAAATATACTCTCAGATAAGCCTTGAACCGCAAATATATCAGTATCAGCGAACAATATGTTATCATATTCTTCAAATACTGGATTCCAAATAACTTCAAATGCATTGTAGTACTGTGGTATATCTGTGTATTGATTTGCCCAAATTGGATTACGTCTGAACTGATATTCAGCGCCAATCCTTTTGGCATACTGTTCCATATTGTGTACGCCATGCTCTACTGCAGCACCAGGAATTCCCAACCAATACTGATATATTAAGTTTTTCATTTTTTAATGCCTAACTCTTCTATAACGGCTTTAACGTTTTCTCCCTGATTAGGCAGTTTATCTTTTAAGAAAAAGTGTATAAAGTTTGCCTCTTTTATTTTATCATCAGGTATGGCACTATACAATGCATTCCATTTCCAATGAAGATTGTTTACCTTCATCTTCTCTTCTTTAATCCATACATTTAGTAATGTCTGATCAGTAGACCATTTCCATGGCCCCATACCGTCAATGAATGCTTTGAACTTAGGTCTTCTTAAGAACTGTTGAGGTGTTTCCCCTCTCAAGTACTTTGAGATTGATTTGTTGATTACCATGAGACCCATGTTATAGAAGTCTGCCCCTGCAGGATGTTGCCAGTTGAACATATTTTTTAGTCCGGGATGAGCATACTGCATCCTAGTATAGTTAGCTAACTTCTTCACATATTCGCTTTTAGCAGGAATAGTTCTTTCTAATACTCCAGCAAAATCAGTATCAGTGCCAGTAGCGGCAAAAATGCTATCTTCGCAATCAGTCCGTATGTAAATATCAGCATCAATAATAGCAATTTGATCATACGACTTGAGGTAGGAGAAAGCATTCTCTTTCTCATAGATCGGAAGGAATCCACCATATTTTTCATAAGACTCTCTACTCCTATTAGTTTGAAATATGTCAGGCTTAATCATAAGTATAGGATTCCGCTGTGCAATATAGTCAGCGCCTATTCTTTCTGCGTATGCTTTAACTGATGCAGTACAAAAGTCATAAAGTTTTTTACGCTTGCCTGTGTACACTTGATATATCAATGTCTTCATAATCTTGTCCTATAAAGGTTCTGTGTGGCGACTTGTGATCTATTGTATTTAGACCATCTATAATAATCTGTTCTACATAAAAAAAGTCTTTCATTTTATCTTGTCTTTCATAGTTCAGGATACTCATCAAGTGACCATCACTATTTCTGTCTACTGGCTGGTAAACCGCTCTTGCAACTAATCTCTCTGCTATAGGTGGGGTGATATAGTAACCTGAACCAGGAGACATAACAGAAATATTGTCAGGGGTTTTCATATAAGATAGTATTTTATAGCCTTCTTTATCAAAGTTTGGAAGAGGTTTTGATAGCATAGAATCATGTTCAATAATCACTAATGGACCTTTTTTAATACATTGACACCAAAGATCGAAATGGCTATACCATACAGCTTTTTCAGTAGCCGTGAAAGACTTAGTTCTGCCACATGTCTTTTTACCAAAATTTAAAGTATTTCTATATGCCAAGTCTTTAGGTGTTGTTGCATCGTGTAGTATAACTTTGATGCCATGTGTATTCCAACTAGGCATTACTGTTCTCATATACATTTGGGAAACAGGATGATCTTTTATCTGGATCATAGCGACTTTATAGTTTTGGTTGGTCATGCATTCTAATCAGTTGATGAAAGTCATAATTAAGGATATTGTTATTATTATATAAGTAACTTGAACTAGTATTAAAACGTGTAAGTATTTTATTTGCTGTATGATGGTCCATAAGAAGTTTATGTCCATCATGTATATACCTAACAGGTTCATCTAGATGGTGTATCTCAACGTCGTTTTTAAAGTTACTAACATCAGCAAAAAGAACTAAAAAATGTTTCTTTAAAATCCTAGCCTTTCTTAATACAGACAAATAAGAATACCATTTATAAAGTTGATTAGTACCTATTTTACTAGCAGGAACATCAATATAAAATCCCATGTCCTTCTGGATATCCTCAGGAGACATGTTACGAAGAATCATTGGAAGATCATTTACATATTGTACGGTAAAGCTATATCCAAATATCTCTAATCTCTTCTTTATATGCGAAAGGTTAAGCATTTGTGGATCGCTATTAGCATCGCACATAATGAACACTCTAGTGTCTTTAGGTAAGTATAGAGGATCTTCTATCATCTGTAATCATCCAAGTTAAACTTTGTTCCATACATTTTATAGTTTTCACGTCCATGATTAGTATACACTAAAACTTCGGGATCGTCAATCAAGAAGTCGCAACCCTTGCAAAAGTCAGGATAGTCTCCTGTTTCATGTTGCTTTCTCAGCGTATTATATTCATCTCCATACCAAATCTCTTCAAGCGTGTTGAGTGAACCGTGTCCTAACACTGCCTCATCATCTCTTCCTAGTACTTGACAACAAGGGTGAATAGCACCAGTGCTACTGCCAAGACCTCCAGCCCTAATAACAATATCAGGGGAAAACGGTCTACCACAAGTTTTCTTTTCACCACTTCTATCATACTCAGGATCATACACACCACTCCAATTATGCATCTTCCAAATCTCTGTCTGAACATTAGCAGACTTCACGATTTTCTTATACTCTTCAACTTCATGATCAATGTTATCATTATCAAGTATTAGGTGATATGTTGCAACAACACATTTCGATTTAGAACGAACAACGTAACGTTTCATTTCATGGAGGTTAGATATTACCCTATAGAAGTTGTCGCTGTTCATCCACTCCTTGTATTTATCATAGTTGTACCCTACAATACTAAACCTAAAGAAATCTAATCCTGCATCTACGCATTCTTTCATGAAGTTACCGTTCATACGATATCCATTCGAGAAGATTACAGCCTGTGCTCCATACTTCTTAACCACCTCAATATACTTTGGCAGATCCATAGAGATTGTAGCCTCGCCAGATCCATCAAGATTTACAACATTCAGTCCTGCTTCTGCACACTCAGCAACATATCTTTCGAACTCTGCCAATGGCATCTTCTTCATCCAGTTTTTACCACGTGCGCCTGTAGTGCCATCAGGATTAGTCTGTGGACACATTTGACAAGTGTAGTTACACCCACCTTGTATTTCGATAACGGCTCTGTCTATTTGCATTTTACCATCCATTAACAAATCTAAAGAACACGTCTTTAAAGTTGTCTGCTTTTTCAGTTGCACTTTCTATCATATAGTCAATCTTTTTAAGATCTCTATCTATATAGAACCCTTTATCTGTTACTACAGCAGCAGGAGTATGCCACTTAGAAATACTTGAAGTACCTATCACTATATGAGGTTTAAAAAGATTCTTACTAATATAATGCCACATTCCCTCATATGACAAACAACACTCACAAGTTCTTATATGATATAAAGCTTCTCTTATAGGAGTTCTATAATCAATCTCTGTCACGCTATATCCAAAGTCTTCTAACCTGTCAATAAGCCTTTGCCACTCCCAATCTAAAAGTATGTGTTTATCATTATCAACTTGTTGAGTCATATTATTAGTTGGTCTCCACAAAACTATTTTTTTATTTTGTGATGAGGTAGATATCGTGGGATCTAATGCCCAATATCGATACATCTCAGATCTCTTATATCTCGTAATACCTTGATAAAACTGCTTGTATAATGCCATATCAGTACTATTATAAACGTATTCAACGTCAACCATATCTTTCCACATATACCTATCACGAATATATTCGACTCTAGCTACAACTGCTTCAGGATCTTCATAGTGATGAACATAGTCTTTTGAATGAAAAAAATGTAGTTGAAACTTTGTTGGTTTTTGATTAACAAATGCCCTCATATAAGCAATGTTAAGACCATACATACTGTCGCCAATACCTACAGTAGTTTTCCATCTAATGGTATCTTTACCGTGATTATCACGCCAATTGTTTATCCAATGATGCCACAGGTCGCTCATAATACTCAACAATCTCTCTCGCTAATCGCATGGCTTCATTAAAGTTTTTTCTAAATCTATTAGACTTATGCCCGTTTTTAATAAAGTCCTTTAAGTTATGTATATTACCATCGTAGCTTGGTAAGTCATAAGTCTTTCTAAACGATACCATAGATTCCCATTGATATCTAAGATTCAAAATCGTTTCAATTGTCATAGTTGCCTTCCATTTTAAATAATCCCATAATACCGGGAGATGTTATGTCTTCTTTCATAAGAGTACTGTATTTTGTATTAGTGTAGAACCAATACTTAGGCTCGTATCTTTTACCCCACATTTTATTTTTTACTTTAGTTGCTCTACGAACATCTACTCTCTCAATATTATCTGCAAGAATATATCTTGGTTTTATCTTCATGCACGAAGTAAAATCACGAAACGGCGCTTCACCATCATGCATACCATCAACAAATATTAAATCAATATCTTTGTGACGATATTCTTTATCCCAAATGGGTTCTTTATGAAATGTGTGTTGTGGATAGAACTTTCGTATTTGCCTTGCATTTTTTGCAGATACATCACTAGGATCATAGCTTTCTAAAGACACTAAGTTTTTAAATACATTCATCATTAGAAGAGATCCGTGTCCTGCAAACATCCCAATTTCTATAACACGTTTAGGGTTCACTATTTTCTGTATTTCAAGCCAAGCGTCAACCATATCTCTATTATTGAGATCAGTACCACCCCAACTATCTTTAGGCCAGTGTAAATAATGATCATCTATTCCTAAAATGTTCGATGCCATAATCTTGAATCATCTCCCTGTCAACAGCGAACTCAAAGTTACTTGATATTATAGTTTTTCTTTGATCACTTTTAATTTCTGGGGATCTATGATTTAAAAATGTGGGAAAGAATATCATATCACCTTCTTTCACATCAAACTGACCAAAATGTAAAAACTCTGTGGCTTCTGTCATTTCAGGTAGTTCAACATAATATACCATTGCCCAATGACCATTATGTTGATGCCAACCAAAGCCTGAACCTTGTAGGTATTGTTGAAACCAATATACGTTAGAGTCTTTATCACCCTTTTTCTTATTGATATTTTTTGCTCTACAATAGCTTCCAAACATATGTTCAAGTTCGCTTATAGGATCAAGAAGTATATTATCCATAAGTTTACCATATGTTCTAGGAGCGGTTTTTATGTCAAAATCGTAATAATAACCTTGAGGATTCAACTCAATGTTATTAATCTCTTTCATCCTATCAATAGATTCTAATAGTAAGGGCTTCCAATAATCATCATGATTATCTACAGAAAAGATATAGACAAAATCTGGAAGATTATCCTTGGAGTTGTTGGGTGTCAAGTTCTTCATGATCATACTCATCGTCAAACATTACCTCATTTAGCATCTGTCTATTTTCATTTCCCGATACTTCACGTATTCGCAAGTCTTTTGTTTGAGACTTGATTTTATTATTACCACGTTTCTTGTTGCGTGGATCGTACCTAGAATATTTTGCCATTTTAACCTCTCTTAGTATCCTAGCATTTCTTTTGTCATTATATAATCTCTCACAAAATCAGAACGCACAATATCTTCCCATCCAAAGTTTACTATAGTGAAGTTTCGTAACTGTTCTACAATCTGTAAGAACTTCATAATACCATTCTTTTCATCATCAAACTTAAAATCACTCTGCTTGTAATCACCGCAGAAAATAATCTTACTGTTCTTCCCTACACGTGTGATGACAGAATCTAACTCATGAAAGTTCAGGTTCTGCATTTCGTCCACAACTATAACACTGTTATCATAGGTAGTTCCTCTAATAAAAGAAGTCGAGTCAAAAGATATTTGACCTGAAGTTAACATTTTATTATATGAGGACTTATCTCCAAATAGCTCATGGCATATGTTCTTATATGGAGAAGTGAATGCATCTTCTTTCTCTTCTTTAGTACCGGGCAAGAACCCCATATCTCTTGTTGGAACCATAGATCTAATAATAACTAATCTATCATATAGATGTGCTTCTAAAACATCCTCTAGTGCAAGGTACAATGCCATAAAGGTTTTACCTGTACCTGCA